TCACAGAGCAGCAATTGCTTGGGTGATGATGCCGACGTCCTCCCCTCGTGCGCTTCCATTGCTCATTTCGGTGAGAACGCCCGAAAGAACGACGGCGCCCTTGAGCAGGGCCAAGCTGTCTACCATAGGGCCACCGGAAAGTCCTCTGGGGGTCGGCGATACCGCTGAAACGCCCGTAGACGTATTGACGTTTCGGCGCTTGGGGTGCCGCAATCCTATCATGCCTGGCGCGGCGGGAGCGGCCACGTTCGTGTACACGCGTGGAGCGGGGCGCAGCGTGTTCCCAGATCTCTTGAAATCTCGGCAGAGATAACCTCCCATCGTGATTATCGCGGAGCCAAGTGATACTGAAGTCGGGGCATCCAAACACCGGTCCAGCGAGAACTCATCCATGAACATAACGGATAGATCCCGGCCCATTGGTTCAACGAGTGTTCGAGCACCGTCACCCACGTAAACCCAACGGCCATTTATGTGCACGGCTTTCTCGGCCGGATCGTCGTTGAACGCATGACCTCGTAAAACGTGCTTTGCGGTGATCAAGACCGGCCTTGATTGATGCTTTATCAGAAACCCCGTACCGACCTGAACTGGCGTATCTGGCCTCGACCCATGGGACGCATAAATTGCGATGGTGCTGGGCTGAACGAGTCTTTGAAAATTTGCTGCAATCTCAGCAGTCAGTATACGCGCGACGCTACTCATTTGCGATCCGCTGGCCCCCAATTTCATCATGAAAGCCGAGCAGATGTCGGCGCTTAAACGAGTCTACGTTTCGGACAACTCGAACACCATATCCATCTGCTCCGCCCACGGCTGGTCGGCGACAGCGACAAGGTCGTTCAGCGACAGCGCCGGTGGCACGCGCCTGATGACGAGGTGTTCGAGCACCTCCGGCGACAGATAGGCGAGCCGCATCATTCGGCTCACGAACCGGTCGGAGACCTTCTCGGCCGCAGCGATATCCTGAATGGTGGAAGCGGCACCGGATTCCAGCTGCCGCCGCCAGTTCCAAGCGCGGGCGATGGCGCGCAGCACATGAGGGTCTTGCGACCGGCCGTCCCGGATCGTCACCTCGTCGGGCGGGAGGATCTTCGGCCGCCCATTGCGTTTGCGGATCGTCAGGGGGATGACGACCCGGATGGTCTTCGTCGAGGCGGTCATGCACAGGCCTCCGTCTGGTGGGCGGCCATCATGTCCCGCAGGACCGAGCCCAGCCCCTCATGGCGCAGATCGACGGCGATGCCGTCTTCGCCGACGGTCACCCGCTCGACCAGAAGCTGGACGATGCGGGTCTGCTCCGCCGGATAGAGCGCCGCCCAGATCTGGTCGAACTCGCCGAAGGCCTGGACAACCGCCTTCTCATCGACGGCCGAGCTCTCTTCGCGAAGGGCCTTTATTGTCCGCGCCGCGATCTCGGGCGCGCGGATCATGCGGCGGATTTCGCCGACCACGGCGTCCTCGACCATGCCTGCGGGCAAGCGCAGCGGGCCCGAGGCGTCGCCGGTCGGGCGGTTTCGGATCAGGTCCATCGACGCATAGTAGCGGTAGAGGCGCGTGCCCTTCTTCGTCGCCGTCGGCGTCATCGCCGTGCCCGTCTCGGTGAAGATGATCCCCTTCAGCAGGGCTGGCGTCTGGCGGCGGGTGTTCTTCGCCCGCAGGCGCGGGCTCTCCTGCAGGATGCTGTGAACCTTGTCCCAGAGGGCCTGATCGATGATGGCTTCGTGCTCGCCGGGATAGGCCGTGCCCTTGTGCACGGCTTCCCCGAGGTAGACCCGGTTGTTGATTAGTTTGTAGAGGAAGCCCTTGTCGATCGGCTTGCCGCGCTTGTTCAGAACGCCCTCGGCCGCGAGCGCTTTCGCCAGCGTCGTGGCGGAGCCGATGGCGACGAAGCGCTCGAAGATCATCCGGACCGTCGCGGCCTCGGCCTCGTTGACCACGAGCTTGCGGTCGCGTACGTCGTAGCCCAGCGGGACGTGACCGCCCATCCACATGCCGCGCTTGCGGGATGCCGCGACCTTGTCGCGGATGCGCTCGCCGATCACCTCCCGCTCGAACTGCGCGAAGCTGAGGAGGATGTTCAGGGTCAGGCGGCCCATCGAGGTCGTGGTGTTGAACGACTGCGTGACCGAAACGAAGGTCACCTGATTGCGGTCGAAGATCTCGACCAGCTTGGCGAAGTCCATCAGCGAGCGCGATAGCCGGTCGATCTTGTAGACCACGATCACATCGATCAGACCGGCTTCGACGTCCTGAATGAGACGCTTCAGGCCGGGCCGTTCCAGCGTGCCACCTGAGAAGCCGCCATCGTCGTAGCGTTCGCGAATGGTGGCCCAGCCTTCCGCCTTCTGGCTCGTCACGAAGGCCTCGCAAGCCTCGCGCTGGGCGTCGAGGCTGTTGAACTCCATGTCGAGCCCTTCCTCGCTCGACTTGCGGGTATAGATGGCGCAGCGCTGGCGGCGCGCAACGACCGCGACGGCTTCATGATGACGGCTCATCGGTCGTCCCCCCGTGCCTCGCGCAAGCCGAAGAAGCGATAGCCGTTCCACTGCGTGCCGGTGATCGCCCGCGCCACCGCCGACAGCGACTTGAACTTACGCCCCTGCCAGTCGAAGCCGTCCTTCATCACTGTGACGGTGTGCTCCACCCCGTCCCATTCACGCACGAGGCGGGTGCCGACCACCGGGTTGCGGGAATCCGCGATGATCGTCTTGCGCCCGACCCGGCCCTCGATCTCGTCGGCCAGCAGGTCCAGCGTCCGCCGCGTTTCGCGGGACAGGCCGCCGAGGGTCAGTTCCTGGACCCGGTAGCTGAGCCTCAGCTCGAGGTAACTGCGGCTGTTGTTCGGAGCGGGCGTGCCGAAGAGGCTTTCCCACTTCGCCTTCAGTTCGACCACCGTCATTCGCTTCAGCGCTGCAAGCTGTGTGACCACGCTCGCGTCCGCCGCGTCGCGTTCGCCCGCCCGCCATGGCGCGGCGTCAGTCTTTCTCTTTGTCCCTGGCATCATTGCCCTCCAACTCGGTTGCTCGGTTTGCGACGACCAACACGGCGTTTGAGGGCGAGAATGTCGAATGAACTGTCTTCGCCAGCTGCAGATAAAGAACTGGACTGTTCTGGCAGGATACGCCTCAGCCCCGCAGCAAGAATATGCGCGAGTTCATCGAGGCGTTCGTCCGCCAACAGACGGGCGGGCAAAAGAGGGTTTGGACCGGATCGGGCGTCTTGCATGAGACCGTTCGCAACAGAAGATGGCTGGCGAAACGGTAGTCACAACGCGACAAAAAACAAGTATATTCAATTGGTTATCGAGATTCTGCGCAATCATTCAAAAACAATCGTAAGTATCCGTTGCGCCAAACCCCTTCCCGCATGACATCATCCCCAAAGGTCGTGTGGTGACATCGAAAAAGCGCGCATGCGCTCGATGTCTTGGACAAATTCGCTCCAGATCGCGGCGTCCAGCCGACGAGAACAGAATACCCCCGCGGCGGCAACGAATGCTTCAAGAACTATTGAAAGGTCATCGATGTATCCAGACAGCCTGGACTCGATGGTAGTGCCATACCCTAGAAAAAGCGCCTCTCGATAATTTGCCTTGCCACGATACCTAGATGCTTGATGGAGAAATCCGACGCTACGTGTAGCAAGACGTTTGTCTCGAAGCTCGCGGGCCGCCTTCGAACGGAAATCGGAAACGCCAAGCGCGCGATAATCTCGCGACGTCCTGACGTCTTCCTCTACTTTCCAGCGCCACCAGCCTGCGCTACCAGACAGATATGCATGGGCAGCACCGCGAGCTTGGTCGACTGTTGTTGGGGCTGACCCGGCTAGATCGAAACGCGGGACCGTGAGCAAAGCTGATAGCTCATTGTCACAGTCCTTTTTGACGAGCGTCGACACGCGCAGGTCGAATGGCGGCATCATCAAGCCGCGCGCTGCAATCTGGCGATCCCAGACCCCTGCGGTCCCAGTATGGTCATCTTGAAATGATCCGTCTTGGGCTGCGACCATAGCCGATGCGGCAGCATAAACGCCGTAGTACCATGAAACGATGCCGACCCGGGCTACATCAGATTTTCGCGGGATAAGCCGCAGCGCCTGCAAGGCCGAACACTGATGGAGTGCAAAGAGCAGTTGCTCCAGAATTGTGTTTTCTTCGTGGGCGCTCGCCTTTCGGCGGCCCATGCCTGAGTAAAACGAAGCCACCACGCTCGGTTTGAAGTCCTGCTTTTCCACAAGTATGCGCAGGGCACGCATCCAGTTTATTGTAGACGGCAAAGCGTAGATCGGGTTCGGGACGCCGTTTGGCTCGGATAAGGTGCCGGTCTCAGTTATGCGCTTGTAAAGAGACATTCATAGCTCCGCTACCGTCCGAGCGGCTCCGTGCCGCGGCTGAGGATTGCCAGATAATCGCTATACACGAACATTCGCCCGCGCTGCTTTCCTGTGATCTCGCGGATGATCCCAAGCCTTTCTAGGTGCTGTATAGACTTGGCGATCGTCGGGGCTGAAATTCCTAGCTTCTGCGCGGCGTCGGGGATCCCGACAATCGGCTTCTGCTGGAGAAGCTGGTGGACACGCAGCGCTGACGCGGCTGGGCGGCCTAGGCTCTCGATCCGCTGCCGGTCAGCTTCGAACAAGCTCAAGATCTCGCGCGCAGCTTCGGCAGCCTGCAGTGACGTTTCGGTGATGCCATCCAGAAAGAACTCGAGCCAGGTTTCCCAATCGCCGCGCTCTCGCACGCCCTGAAGTAGATCGTAGTACTGCCGACGATGCGTTTTGAAATAGAGGCTGAGGTAAAGGATCGGCTCCTTGAGGATGCCCTGGGTGCAGAGAAGAAAAGTTATCAGGAGCCGCCCCAATCGCCCATTGCCATCGAGGAATGGGTGAATGGTTTCAAACTGGACGTGGACCAGTCCCGCTTTGATGAGGGACGGGATCTCGACCGTCTCGGCATGGATGAACGCCTCAAGATCGGACATCAGGTCCAAGACGTTTTCGGGGGGCGGCGGCACGAAGAGCGCATTTCCGGGGCGGGTCCCTCCGATCCAGTTCTGGGATCGCCGGAACTCGCCGGGCTGCTTGGTGCTGCCCCGGCCCTTCGACAACAGGATATCGTGGATTTCACGAATGAGCCGGAGCGAGATCGGAAAGCCCTCTCGGATCCGTGCGAGACCATGGTTCATCGCGGCGACGTAGTTCGACACCTCCTGCACGTCGTCGAGCGGCACGCCGGGCGCCTCCTCGCTCTCGAAGAGCAGGAGATCGGAGAGCGACGATTGCGTGCCCTCGATCTGCGACGAGAGTAGAGCCTCTTTTCGCACGTACATATAGAGGAACAGCGGGGTGTCGGGCAGGATCGATGTGACCCCGTCGAGCCGCCCGAGCGCGCGGTTCGCGCTCTCAAGTCGCCGGTAGAGCGCGTCCATTTGCACCGCCGGAGCCGGCGGCAAGCGCGGGGGCACAAACGCTTCCGCCTTCTCTCCGGCCGTCGAGATGGTCACCTTCTGCCCAAGCCTCGAGGGCTCCTGTTCTGCAGCCATGGTTGAGAAAGGATCCTTTCCTTGGCATTATCGGAAAGAAAGGATACCATGAAATCCTTTCTTTGTCCCGATCCTTACGAAAGGTTCTGCATGGTGTCGAGGATTCATGGGGCCCACGCCCGACCTAGGGCGCAACAGCCTGGCGGCCTATAGGCAAACGCTATGGGTCATCAGCGCCTCGGAAAATTGCCCGCGCACCGCCTGCTACCTGAGATCGTCAGGTACCTGGTGGCTGGCGGCACGCCTACCGAGGATCTGGTTGACCAAGTCACCGAGGTTGGCCGGGACGCGCTAAAGCGTGCCCTGAAAGATGCTGTATTCATTGAAGCCCTTTGGCTTCTTATCAGGACGCCCCAGGCGGCCGCTTCGAAAGATTTCCCGGCCAACCTCAATGATCTGGGCATGGCGGATATGGCGCCAGCTTCCCTATCAGATGTGCTCGTCAGCTATGATCGCGCTATTGAGAAGGTTCAGAGGCGATTGCACGCCGGGGCGACAGACCTTGGCGAGATAGCGCGCCGTGCCGGCATCTCGGCTTTGGGCGAAGCAGTTCGAGGCGCGTTGCCGACCCTATGGGCTCCAACAGCAACCGATGTGCAGGCGTCGGTCGCAGCTCTCAAGGGAACGGAGCAATTTGCGGCTCTTGCTCATCGTTTTTATGCAAACTTCGTCGAACGCGTGATCCACTACTATGTGGATCGAAACATCCACAACATGGTGGGTTCCGGCAGGGTCGCGCGATCTGTTCACGATCTCCGTGCATTCAATGATTCCATCCGACGCCACTGTGACGAGTCGGCCCTCATCATGCGCGCTTTCGCCAAAGATTGGTTGGGCAAGAACCACTACAGAGATGGCAAACAGATATCGCGAGACGACGTTCGTCGATTCTCCGCCCATGCAGCTGAGAAAATGCGGATCGAACTCGACATCAGAAAGGGGGCACCGTGAAACGGTACTTGATCGAATGCGGTGCTTCTCAACCCTCGGCGGCAGACGCGATCGCTATGGATGTCCAAGGCGCAGCCAAGAACGTCAATCTGCGCATCGACTATATCAGCCGGACGATGCTTGGAAACGTCCCAGACTTGTTGATCGACCTGCTCGAAGTGGCAGCTTACGTCTACTGCGCAGATCAGCGGCTTGTTCGGGGCTCTGACAAACTGACGAACTTCGGCGAGAGTTGGCGGCGCAGCCTTCGCCTCTCTATCCCCGTGCGCCAGTTAGAAGCATGGCAGGATCCTGACGTACAGGAAATTTTGGCTGACACTCTCGGCTTCTTGTCGGACGACAGCTACGAGTTTGATTTTCGAATAGCCGAGGCTCCAGTCCAGCCACGGGAGCTGTACTTTCCAGAGCTCCTTGATGCGTCAGCGGAGCATGACGAGGTCGCCTTGTTCTCCGGGGGCGTGGATTCGTTCGCAGGGGCGGTCAACGACATTGTTACCCTCGGGAAATCGGTCACGCTTGTCGGGCATTACTCTTCCACCAAGGTCCGCGCGGTCCAGGAGAACCTGATTCAAGGTCTGAGGCAGCGGGGTTTAGATCGACGGGTTTCCTACATTCCGGTTTGGGTCAGTAATGAAAATGAGCGGGCTCGGGAATTCACACAGCGAACGCGGTCCTTCCTTTTTGCCTGCCTTGGGCTCGTGGTCGCGAGGATGTCCGGAAAGGACAAGTTCAGCTTCTATGAGAACGGCGTCGTCAGCATCAATCCACCATTGGCGGGCGATGTCGTCGGCGGCCGTGCTACGCGCACTACGCACCCGAAGGTGCTGCGCGGATTGGAGGCATTGTTCTCACTGCTCTTGGACCGCCAGATCGAGATCCAAACACCGCTGCAGTGGCTGACCAAGAAGGAGGTGACTCAGAAAATCAAAGAAGCGGGCATGGCCGACATGCTCGGCGAGACTGTCAGTTGCACCCGTCCACGAAAATGGACCGAAAAGCAGAAACATTGTGGCGTCTGTTCGCAGTGCATAGACCGGCGCTTCGCCGTGCTCGCTGCAGGCATGGGAGACCACGAGCCGGCCGAGAACTACATGCGTGACCTTCTCCTCGCCGATCGCAGTGCCGATGACGATCTGCGCATGGCCCTGAGCTACGTTTCGTTCTTCCAAAGGGTTGCGGCAACCCCCAAGGAGCGGTTTCTCGTGGACTTCCCCGAGGTGGTATCGGCGCTCGACCGTTTCGCCGGCCTGTCCACCCAAGACGCGGGCGACCACGTCTACGACCTCTTTCAGCGTCATGCGAAATCGGTCGAGGAGGTCATCACCACAGCGGTTTCCGAGCATATAGGTCCGTTGTACCGGAGCGAGTTGCCGTCCGGCTCGTTGCTGGCAACCTGTTTCAGCCGGGGCCACATCGAAGCGCCGCCGCCTTCCGATTACGACGTACAGGCCAAGGCATTCATGGATCGCCTTGGCGCCCCTGTCCTCGAATTCGCTTTCGACCAGGACGCCAAGCGCGTTCTGTTTCAGGGAAGCCATTACCTTGAAGGTGCGAATTTCCGCGTGATCGAAGCGCTGATCGAGAACTTTCGGGAAGCCAAGAGGCAAAGAGCAGACGTCCCCTTCTTACCCGCCACCGACTTGGCGGACCGACTTGGCGTCAGCGACCAGTCGATGCGTCAGCAACTTGGGCGATTGCGAAAGGCCATCGAACCGCTGACCGTGACGCTCGGCATCCCACTGGACCAAGATTCGTTTGTCCAAACGAAGGAGCGCGCTGGCTATCGCCTGAACCCCGAATGGCGGGAGGTCTCGGTCGGGGACATCCGGGTCGATACCGCAGTCACATCACAAGCTTGAGCCGATTACGTCACGGCCCGATCTACCCGACGTCACAACTCGCCCGCTGAAAGCCCCGGATTCCGGGGCTTTTTCGTGCGCCGACGTCACAAGAAAGACGAGGCCTGATTATATATCATCGCCCGTAACACGTTGAAAATGCTCGCATATCCAGGCGCTCCAAAGCGGCTGGATGAAGCGGAAGGCACATCAACGGAGTTACACCCATGTCACTCAGGCATTTGAACCAGATCGAGCTCGCCGCTCGCTGGAACATCAGCCACCGAACGCTTGAGCGGTGGCGCTGGACGGGCGAAGGCCCGCGCTTCGTCAAGCTCGGCGGTCGCGTCGTGTATCGCCTCGAAGACGTCGAGGAGTACGAGCGCGACCAGATCCGGGCGAGCACCGCCGACCACCCCAGCAAGCCTGCAGCATGAGGGGGTGGTGATGACGATCTCCAACCGCATCTCCCTCGATGAGCTCCGGCGCATGGCCGTCGGCGACATCGCCGCTCTGCCCGCCGAGCAGCTCGCCCTCCTGCAGGACGAGGCCGCCGACGCCCTGCGCCGCGCCAAGACCGTCTGCGACTGGCTCGATGGGGCCGTCGCGCTCAAGTACGGCGATCGTGCCCACGCAACGCGCCAAGCGGCCGGCAAGGACACCGGGACCATCCGCTTCGATGACGGTGCGGTCACCGTGATCGCCGACCTGCCGAAGCGCGTCGACTGGGACCAGGACAAGCTCGCCGCTCTCGTCGAACGCATCCGGGCCGAGGGCGACGACCCCACCGAATACGTCGATGTCGCGATCAAGGTGCCCGAGCGCAAATTCGCGGCCTGGCCGAGCCACATCCGCTCCGCCTTCGAGGACGCGCGCACCGTCCGCACCGGCAAGCCCAGCTTCCGTCTGTCCCTGAACACCGAGGTGACGTCATGAGCATCACAAAGAAGCTCGCGATGCTCCGCGAGCAACATTTCGGGCTGGACAAGCTGCCCGAGACCATCCGGGTGCCGGCCCTTGGCGAGCGTCGCGACGAGACCGTCAAGCCGGTCGGGGCGGCCTCGATCGACGACCTGGCCTTCGCCCTCATCGGGCTGAACGAGCAGGCATCGGCTCTCTACCGCGAGATCGACGCGGTGCGCACCCTCCACGACGAGGCCCGCAAGGCCGGCGCGCTGGGAGCGGACATCGCGGTCGACGCCTTGATCGCGGCGAAGGGAGGCAAGTGATGGCCCTTCCGATCATCTCCGCCGATCAGCGGCTCGCCGAGCCGCGCGGCATCAAGGGCACGATCTTCGGCAAGTCCGGGATCGGCAAGACCTCGCTTCTCTGGACGCTCGACTCCGCCACCACGCTGTTCATCGATCTGGAGGCGGGCGACCTCGCCATCGAGGGATGGTCCGGCGACAGCGTCCGCCCGCGCACATGGGCCGAATGCCGCGACTTCGCGGTCTTCATCGGCGGCCCCAATCCGGCGCTGCGGGACGACCAGGTCTACAGCGAGGCCCACTTCGCGGCGGTGTGCGAGCGCTTCGGCGATCCGGCTTCGCTCGACCGCTACCACACGGTCTTCATCGACTCGATCACCGTCGCCGGCCGGCTCTGCTTCCAATGGTGCAAGGGGCAGCCCGAGGCGTTCTCGGAGAAGACCGGCAAGCCCGATGTGCGCGGCGCCTACGGCCTGCACGGCCGCGAGATGATCGCGTGGCTCACGCATCTCCAGCACACGCGGGCGAAGAACGTCTGGTTCGTCGGGATCCTCGACGAGAAGCTCGACGACTTCAATCGGCGCATCTTCCAGCCGCAGATCGACGGCTCGAAGACCGGCCTCGAGCTGCCGGGCATCGTCGATGAAGTCCTGACGATGGCGGAGATCAAGGACGAGTCCGGCGCGCCGTACCGTGCCTTCGTCTGCCAGACGATCAACCCCTGGAACTTCCCGGCGAAGGATCGATCCGGCCGTCTCGACCTGATCGAGGAGCCGCATCTCGGCCGCCTGATGGCCAAGATCCGCGGCCCCTTGAAGCCCGCCTCCGAGCGGCTGGCCTATCGCAGCCCGCCCCCGGCCGCGACGGCGCCGACCTCCGACGCCCCCACCCATTCCGAAAACGCCTGAACGAGGAGACCCCAGCCATGACTGGATCCTGGAACGATTTCAACGACGCCAAGCAGAACAGCAACATCATCCCCAAGGGCACGCTGGCCAAGGTGCGCCTGACGATCCGTCCGGGCGGTTTCGACGATCCGGCGCAGGGCTGGACCGGCGGATACGCTACGCGGGGGACCACCGGCTCGGTCTATCTCTCGGGCGAGTTCACGGTTCTCGAAGGGCCCTACGCACGGCGCAAGATCTTCACCCTGATCGGGCTGTACAGCCCCAAGGGGCCGGACTGGGCGAACATGGGCCGCAGCCTGATCCGCGGCATGCTCAACTCCGCGCGCGGCATTGCGGACAAGGACACGTCCGCCCAGGCCCAGGCCGCGCGTCGCATCAGCGGCTTTGCCGATCTCGACGGGCTCGAGTTCGTGGCGCGGATCGACATCGGCACCGACACCAACGGCGAGGAGAAGAACGAGATCCGCGCGGCGGTGACGCCGGATCACAAGGATTATGCCGCCCTCATGGGCGTGCCCGGTGCGGCACCGCAGCCGCAGGCTCAGCCTTCCCAGCCCTCCATGCCGCAGCCGGGCACGCGCCCGTCCTGGGCGCAGTGAGGCGGCCATGCTGCTGCGTCCCCGCCAGAAGCAGTTCGTCGAGCGCAGCGTCCGCGCGCTCGACGAACACGGAAACACCCTCGGCGTCGCCCCGACCGGAGCCGGCAAGACGATCATGCTCTCGGGAGTCGTCGGTCGCATGGTCGGCGAAACCCCGAAGAGCACGGGCGCAAAGGCCTGCGTGCTCGCCCACCGCGACGAGCTGACCGCTCAGAACCGCAGCAAGTTCGGCCGGGTGAATCCCCGGATCGCGACCTCGGTCGTCGACGCGAAGGACAAGTCCTGGGCTGGCCAGGTCACCTTCGCCATGGTGCCGACACTGGCGCGCGCCTGTAATCTCGGCCAGCTGCCCGCGCTCGACCTCCTGGTGATCGACGAGGCGCACCACGCGGCGGCCGACAGCTATCGCCGCATCATCGACGCTGCGCTGCAGCGCAATCCCGAGTGCCGGGTCTACGGCGTCACGGCGACGCCCAATCGGGGCGACAAGCGCGGTCTGCGCCCGGTGTTCTCCAACGTCGCCGATCAGATCCGGATCGGTGAGCTGATCGCGTCCGGCCATCTCGTGCCGCCGCGCACCTTCGTGATCGATGTCGGCGTCCAGGACCAGCTCACCAAGGTGCGCCGCACGGCCGACGATTTCGACATGGCCGAGGTCGACGCGATCATGAACCGGTCGCCGGTCACGGACGCCGTCATCCGCCACTGGCGGGAAAAGGCAGGCGAGCGCCAGACGGTGGTGTTCTGCTCGACCGTGGACCACGCGCGCAACGTGACCACCGCCTTCAACGCGGCCGGTGTCGCCGCCGGGCTAATCCACGGCGACATGGCGGATACCGACCGCAAGACGACGCTCGCCGCCTATGCCGCAGGTGATCTGCGGGTCGTCGTCAATGTCGCGGTGCTGACCGAGGGGTGGGATCACCCGCCGACGAGCTGCGTCCTGCTGCTGCGGCCGAGTTCCTACAAGTCGACCATGATCCAGATGGTCGGTCGCGGCCTGCGCACGGTCTCGCCCGAGGAGCATCCCGGCATCATCAAGACCGACTGCATCGTGCTCGATTTCGGCACCTCGACCCTGCTGCACGGTTCGCTGGAGCAGGACGTCGACCTGGACGGTCGTGAGCCCTCCGGCGAAGCGCCCACTAAGGATTGCCCGGACTGCGGCGCCATCGTGCCGCTCGCCACTATCGAATGCCCGCTGTGCGGTCATGTCTGGGAGCGTCCCGAAGGCGGCGAAGCAGCGCCGCTCGGCGACTTCGTGATGTCCGAGATCGACCTGCTGAAGCGGTCGAGTTTCCGTTGGTGCGATCTCTTCGGCGACGATGCCGCGCTCATCGCCAACGGCTTCAATGCCTGGGGCGGTGTCTTCTTCCTGAACGGCCGGTGGTACGGCATCGGAGGCCTCCAGAAGCAGCGCCCTCATCTGTTGGCCGTGGGCGAACGCACCGTTTGCCTCGCGGCGGCCGACGATTGGCTCAACGAGCATGAGAGCGACGAGAGCGCCCACAAGACGCGCCGCTGGTTGAACCAGCCGCCCACCGACCGGCAGCTTGCTTTCCTGCCGCCGGAGTACCGGCAGGATTTCGGGCTCACCCGCTATCAGGCATCAGCGCTGCTGGCCTTTCGCTTCAACCGCGACGCCATCCGCTCCCTCGTCTTCAGCGCGGCCGATGCCGCGCCCGAAGCAGCCATCGGGAGGGCGGCATGAGCCATGGCCTGTCCTCCCCCCACCACGGCCGAGGACCGGCGGCGGCTCTGGCATCCGCGTGGAACGCTCTGTGCTGTCTGCCGGCGACCCACCCGTGGCTTTGGCTGGTTCGACCCGGTGCGGTCGAAGCAACCGCGCCCCTCGGTCTGGTTCTGCTCGATGGCCTGCCAAGGCTTCTGGACGCGCTTGGCGCGGGAGCGCTGGGCCATGGTTGATCTCACCGAACAGGAGAAGGCGGCGATCCGCACCGCCATGAAGCCGGTCGCCGAGATCATGGAGGAGATCGGCTGGCAGGCGCGCTTCTCCGACCTCACGGAGGCGCAGGTGCTCACGCTCATCAAGGTCGCCGTCGGCGGCTTCCAGGACGCCATGCACGCCATGGCTGCCGACGCCGACGCGGAGGTGCCGTTCTGATGCTCGACTACAACCACCGCCCCACCTGCGCCGAACGCATCAATGCGGTGATCGACGAGGCGATCGCCGCTGAACGCGCGGCGGTTGCGCCCAGGACCTACCTAGGCGGCTCCCGCCTTGGACACGGCTGTGAGCGCGCTCTGCAATTCGAGTTCGCGGGTGCGCCGAAGGATGAGGGCCAGGAGTTCTCCGGCCAGACGCTGCGGATCTTCGAGATCGGACACGCGCTCGAAGATCTTGCCATCCGCTGGCTGCGCGGTGCCGGGTTCGATCTCTATACCCGCAAGGGCAACCGTCCGGACGGCGAGCAATTCGGCTTCTCGGTCGCTGGTGGCCGCATCCGTGGTCATGTCGACGGGATCATCGCCGCCGCACCCCAGCTGCTGGGCATCGGCGTTCCCGCGCTCTGGGAATGCAAGACGATGAACGCCAGGAACTGGCGCGAGACCGTGGCCAAGGGCGTGGTCGTGGCGAAGCCCGTCTACGCGTCCCAGATCGCCCTCTACCAAGCCTATATGGAAGCGCAGGTCCCCGGCATCTCCGACAATCCCGCGCTCTTCACCGCCATCAACAAGGACACCGCCGAACTGCACCACGAACTCGTGCCGTTCGATGCGGGGCTCGCCCAACGCATGAGCGATCGCGCCGTGCGGATCCTTCAGGCGACGGATGCAGGGGATCTGCTGCCGCGCATCGCCACGACGCGTGACTTCCACGAGTGCCGGATGTGCCCGTGGGCGGAACGCTGCTGGGGGCTGCCGGCATGAGCGAGAACAATGTCGTCTCCCTCGATGCCTGGCGCGACTTCAACGACGCCGCGCCGCAGGCCGATCCGTTCGACATAGAGCCGGATCACGAGCAGATCGCCGTCTTTCTCGATGTGGTCTTCGGTTACTGCGAGGGCTGGGTGCCGCTGCGCGGGTTCGTGGACAAGGGTCAAGGCATCGACGGCCGACCCCACAACGCCTGGATCGAGATCGACGACAGTATGCTGGAGAAGGCGGTTTCCTTCGCCGGGTGGGCAGCACGCGAAGGGGCGGCCTTCTATGTGGTGCCAGGGACGGTCGCCGAGACCGGCAAGGCCAAGGCCGCCGACGTCCTGCAGATGCAGACGGTTCTCGTTGATCTAGATGCGGGCGACATCGCCGCCAAGCTCGACCACCTTATCCGGCATCTCGGCGAACCGACACTGCTCGTCGAAAGTGGCGGCCGGACGCCGGACGGTCTCGACAAGCTGCATGTCTGGTGGCGCTTGAGCGAACCGGCCGAGGGCGAGGATATCGCGCTTCTCTGTCGGCTGCGCGGCGACATCGCGGTCAAGGTCGGCGGCGACACGCATTTCCGATCGGCCCACCAGCCGATCCGCCTGGCTGGTTCGGTCTATCACAAGGGCGGGTTCAAGCGCCTGGTCAACATCCGCCGCCACAGCCCGCGGGTCGAGGTCCATCTGCGCGACTTCGCCGAGCTAGTCGCCGACATGCCGCCGCTTGCCGGGGTCGGATCCGAGCCAGGCCCCTCTACGGACAAACCGTCGATCACCGATGTCCTGACGACGCCGGTCCGCGAAGGCGGATCAGACGATTGGACCCGCTTCCAGGGGGCGAGCGCCGCCATCGGCCACTACGTCCGCATGGCGCATGAGGGCCGCATGAGCCGCGACGACGCTTGGGAGGCGATCTGCCAGTACAACGCCGCCCAGCTCCGTCCCAGCTGGCCGCTCGAACGTCTCGCCTCGGAAGCACAGCGCCTCTGGCGGCTGCATGAAGAGCGCCATGGGCCGGCCCTCGAACGGATCGCCGTGCCGCCGATGTCCGCGCTGCCGCTCTTCACGCTCGGCGCGCTGCTCGACGACGTGAGCCCGATGCCCGACGACATCATCGCGCCGCGATTGCTGACGCCCGGCGGGATGCTGGTGCTCGGCGGCGCGCCCAAGGTCGGCAAGAGCGACTTCCTGATCAGTCTGCTTGTCCACATGGCGGCGGGCGTGCCCTTCCTCGGCTTTGCGCCGAGTCGGCCCTTGCGGATCTTCTATCTGCAGGCGGAGATCCAGTACCATTACCTCCGGGAGCGCCTCCAGGCCATCCGGATCGAGCCGGCGCTCCTGGCCGCGGCGCGCGATAATCTCGTCGCTACGCCGAAGGTCCGCATGCTGCTCGACGCCGGCGGCGCGGGCCTGACCATCGCCGCCGTTCGCGCCCACTACGGCCATGGCGCGCCCGACATCCTCTGCATCGACCCGATCCGCAATCTCTTCGATGGCGGCCCGGACGGCGGCGGGGAGAACGACAACACCGCAATGCTCTTCTTCCTGCAGGAGCGGGTCGAAGCGCTGCGGGACGCCGTAGCCCCGGATGCCGGCCTGATCCTCTGCCACCACACCCGCAAGATCACCAAGAAGCAGCTCGTCGAGGACCCGTTCATGGCGCTCTCGGGCGCAGGCAGCCTCCGCAGCTTCTACACCTCCGGCGTTATCATGCACCGGCCCGACGAGGACCGACCGGAGCGGATGCTGCATTTCGAACTCCGCAACGGCCCCGGCATCGAGCCGATGATCGTCGACAAGGCGGGCGGACGCTGGGTCGCGGTCGACCGCTCGGAGACAAGGCTCGTGCGTCGCGAGTTCGGCGAGAAGCTCGACGCCGAGCGCGCACGCAAACACGACGTGATCCTTCAATTGCTCTTCGATGAGGCCGAGGCTGGCCGGCTCTACACCGCGCTGCAATTCGCCGAGAGCTTCGAGAACCAGGCCGGGCTCGGCGGCAAGGACACGATCCGTGAACGGATCAGCGTGCTGGCCACAAAGGGTTTCATCAAGTTCGTTCGCGATGGCGCGCCGTTCGGTCTGCCAACCTCGCGCTCCAAGTTCGGCTATCTCTGCGTCGAGGGCATGACGTTCCCGACCGGTGAAGAGACCGCAGACCCCGACACCGGCGAGGTCGTGCCCGTCCGGATCCCGGTCCTTCCCAGCACCTACAAATGCCCGCAGAGCGGCGCGGCGCTGCCGGTCGAGAACCCCCTGGTCTGGGTCTATCAGCCGGAGGAGACCTCGTGATGCGCCAGCTCAACACGACTACGCGGACTTACGCAGGATCAAGTTGTGGCAAGTTGCGGCGAGCTGGGCGGCCAGCTTCCCAACTACTTTCGTTGCTTTTCGCGCCGCCGCGCTCCGCCCAGCCATCCCGCGCAGATTCAAGTTGGGAAATCTCGTCCCAACTACCTTGGCTCCCGCGCGCTCCGCTGCGCGGCCTTTCGCAGATTCAAGTTGGGAACGCGACCCACGCCATGGGCCGTCCCAACTTCGATTTCTCCAAAAGATTCAATGCGTTGATGCGCTCTCGAAGTTGTGGGGGTGAAAGCCACCCCCTTCGGGGGTGGGGGAGAACCGCGCCGAGCGGGTTCTCCCACTCCCACCCCCAGGGGCTTCGCGCGCGCGGTCGCCGTGCCGTCCATCCCCTCACCGACATCAGACGAGAAGGACCCACCACCATGAGCCAGTGCCCGTCACCCCTCCCAAAGAGCGCGCCCCATCCGGCCCCGGTCATCTCGACATCCGCGGGCGGCGCCATTCTCGCCCTGGATCTCGGCACCACCACGGGCTGGGCGAGCCTGGCGGGCGGGATCGTGCACAGCGGAACCGCCAGCTTCCGCTCCGGCCGCTACGATGGCGGCGGCATGCGCTACCTGCGCTTCCAGCACTGGCTCGAACAACTGGCCGACGACAGCGGTGGATTGGCCGCGATCTATTTCGAGGAGGTCCGGCGCCATATCGGCACTGACGCCGCCCACCTCTACGGCGGTTTCCTGGCGACGTTGACCGCTTGGTGCGAGCGTGAGGGCGTCGCCTATCAGGGCGTTCCTGTCGGCACCATCAAACGCTTCGCCACGGGCAAGGGCAACGCCGGCAAGGATGCCGTGCTCGCCGCGATGCGCCAGCGCGGGTTCCAACCCGCCGACGACAACGAGGCCGACGCGATCGCGATCCTGCTCTGGGCGATGGAGACCCGGGGAGGTGTGCTGTGAGGTGGACGCCACGCGGATATGGCGGCCAGCGCCGCACCCCCGATGAAGTCAAGCGCGATGGCTGGCGCGAGCAGCGCGTCCTCGCGGTCTCTCTCGATGACGACCGGCTGACCTGGCCCGAGCGTGAGCTCGTCCGGCAACTCGGCGAGACGCTCTATGGCGACCGCGATCAGGCGAAGGAGGCGCGTCGATGACCCAGTGGACACCGAGCCTCGTCGAGGAACGTCTCGCGGAAGCGGCCTACGTGCTCAAGCGCCTGCCCGAACCCCGGCGGCAGGGATATTTCAGCGTCTGGCCGGAGGTCATCCATAGCTTCGCCGACAAGGTCGGACAGGAGCCGAAGCCGATGCGCGTCATCCCGTCACCCGCCGCGATCAGCCGGATGGAGGAGACGCTCAGCTGGACGGTGGGGCTCGATCCGATCGACGGCAAGATCGTCTGGCTGCGCGCCTACGGCGAGCGCTGGAAAACCATTTGCTGGACCGTGGGATTGCAGCGGTCGGCGGCGCACGAGCACTGGCTCTATGCGCTCTGCGTGATCGCATTCCGGCTTAACGGTCGGCGGCTCAACCGCAGCTATTCGAAGCGCAAAGTAATCGAGCTGGCTGGGGTGGCGCAGCGCTGAGCGATGGCGAGGAAGGTGTCCGCCGGACAGTTTTCGAACGGACATAAACTGCGGATCGGGCTAGGTTTTTGACTATCCTCGGGAGAGGCGCGCGCGTCGCGGCCTTGGTTCCGCTTCCAGACGAGTTCACGGGTCCTTCCTGGCGGAAATCGTATGCTGGCGGGCGAGGCGCGATGGATCGCCAGCGACAGGGCCGGATTTTTGGGAAGCCACCCGGCATCCGGATCCATGCAGATCCCGAGAAACCACCAACGAACACGCGCCTGATGGCCGGACGCCCGTCGCGCCCGCTGGACCCCGCACGGAGTCCAGCGCGGCCTCCGGAGTCCAGGATCACAGGTGTCCACTCCGATCCACGGACCCATCCGACCCATGACGCTGAGCTTTGCCCCCGAGCGGATCGAGACCTGGCCGCTTTCGCGCCTCCAGCCCTACGCCAACAATGCGAAGGCGCACGGTGCGGACCAGGTCGCCAAGATCGCCGCCAGCATGGCCGAGTTCGGCTGGACCGTGCCCTGCCTCGTGGCCGAGGACGGGGAGCTGATCGCGGGCCACGGCCGCGTTCTGGCTGCCACGCAGCTCGGGCTGAAGGAGGCACCGGTGATCGTGCTCGGTCATCTGACCGAGGCGCAGCGCCGGGCCTACCGCATCGCGGACAACAAGCTGACAGAACTCGGAAGCTGGGACGAGGCGTTGCTGTCCGCCGAGCTGCAGGGACTGCTGGCCGAGGACTTCGATCTGTCGCTGGTCGGATTCTCCGACGGCGAACTCGACAAGCTCCTCGCGCTCGATCCGGACGGAGACGATGAAGACGGCGGGGCTGGCGGCTCGGTTCCGCCCGTGACCATCCCCGAGCCGCCGCGCAATCCGGCCTCGCGCAAGGGCGATCTATGGATCCTCGGCGATCACCGGCTGCTCTGCGGCGACAGCACGAACCATCAGGATGTACGCCGTCTGATGAACGGCGAGCGCGCGGTCCTGTTCGCCACCGACCCGCCCTATCTGGTCGACTACGACGGCTCCAACCACCCGACGCGGAACAAGGACTGGAGCCAATCCTACGGCGTCACCTGGGACGACAGCTCGCAGGGCGCGGAGCTTTACGACGGCTTCATCGCCGCGGCCGTGGCCGAAGCGATCACCGAGGACGCCGCCTGGTACTGCTGGCATGCCTCCCGCCGCCAGGCGATGCTTGAAGCATGCTGGGAGAAGGCCGGGGCCTTCGTCCATCAGCAGATCATCTGGGTGAAGGACCGCGGGGTTCTGACCCGGTCCCACTACCTCTGGAAGCACGAGCCCTGTTTCATGGGCTGGCGCCGTCCGAACCGCCCGCCGAAGGTCTCGGATGAGACACTGCCCTCGACCTGGGAGATGCCCAGCTTCGCGAAAGATGAGCGCCCCGACCACCCGACGCCGAAACCGCTCGACGCGTTCGGGATCCCGATGCGCCAACACGTGGCGCGTGGCGGCCTCTGCTACGAGCCGTTCTCCGGCTCCGGCTCGCAGATCATGGCGGGCGAAGCCAACGGGCGCCGCGTCTTCGCGATGGAAATCAGCCCGGCCTATGTCGATGTCGCCGTGGAGCGCTGGCAGGCGGAGACTGGGCGCAATGCGATCTTCGACGGCGACGGTCGAACCTTCGCCGAGGTGAAGGCCGAGCGGCTCAGCCCTGCTCCAGCCGAAACGGATGCAGCATGAAGCAGAGCCGTGCAATGTCACTCGTGGAGTCCCTTGCCAACGTCGCCGTTGGCTACGGCGTGGCGGTGGTGACCCAGATCCTGATCTTCCCGATCTTCGGGCTGCACACCACACTGGCGCAGAATCTCATGATGGGTGCGATTTTCACGGTGGTCAGCATTGGACGTTCCTACGCGCTGCGGCGGCTGTTCGAGGAGATCCGGTTGCGCCATGCCAAATGAAAACCGCCGCCCGGATCGGGCGGCGGCATCGAGATTGGAAAACGCTTCGTCTTCAGATTGGGGGCAGACTGTACACCCGCCCGCGGCCATCGATCTTCTCGGAGGTCACTTCAAGACCGAGCTTTTTCTTGAGAGCGCCCGCCATCGCGCCGCGCACCGTGTGCGGCTGCCAGTCAGTTGCCGCGACGATCTCGGCGATGGTCGCACCTCCCGGCGCGCGAAGCATGGCGATCAGCGTGGCCTGCTTGGTGCCTTCGCGCGGTGTTCGCGTCGTGGGCGCGGCCTGCTGCTCGGCGGGGGTGTCTGGCGCGCTCGCAGGCGCGGTGCTAGTGCCCTCGGGCTCGATGCCGATGGCGGCGAGGCCTGCGTCGGTCGCCACCAGCGTGGTACCGTGACCGTCCCCGGTCTCGCGCCAGACAAGCTCGCCCTTGCGGAGGTCGGCATCGACTTCTTCGATGAAACCTTTGGCGATCATCGTCTCCACCACCTTGGTGGCGGCGCCTCCGCGCAGGGAACAGGGAAGCGGCAGGACATTGTGGCTGTCGCGTTGAGCGGCGGCGCTGAGAATTACGGCTTGCGTGTCGGTGAGCTTGGTCATGGGGTCGTCTCCTTGGATTGAACCGCGACCGTCGCGGTCCTTCTACGACCCCAAGCCGCGCGGCGCGGCGCGGCCGGAGTTCAGTTCAGGGCAGGATTTCACCCGGCGTGCTCGCCCTCGCGGAACGCCATGTCGGTAATCTCGCGCAGCTTGTCGCGGTAGTGGCTCAGGGTGCCGACATGGCCCCAGTTGATCTCGTCGGGATCGGTTTCGAAATGGTCGTCGCTGAGCGCCTTGAGGCGTTCCAGCATGGTGTCGATCTCCAGCTTGGCGGCGATGAAGGCGTCGAGTGCCTTCGAGTTGTCGGTGGCGCGGCGGGTCATCTCTGTAGCTCCTAATGCCGAGTTGCAGCGTGCTCTTGAAAGCCACGTTCGCTCCGGCCGAACCGCTTATCAACTCGATAAGCACATGAATCTGAACAATAATCGGAGAACGCCATGCAGGGGCTGAGCGAGCGCCAGTACGCCGCGCGCGTCGGTCTCTCGCGGGGCGCGATCCAGAAGGCGAAGGCGGCGGGACGGCTGGTCCTCCATGAAGACGGCAGCATCGACGCAGAGGCGAGTGATGCACACCGGGCGGCGATGACGGACCCGTCTAAGTCCCGGCGCACCACGGCGCCCAAGCTCAAGCCGGTACCCGACGCGGCCGTGTCCGCCGTTGGCGACACTCTGCGGGAACAAGGGCTTGCCGCGCCGCCCGTCGGCAGCGGCACGACCTTCCTGCAAGCCAAGACCGCGAATGAGGTGCTGAAGGCCCAGGAGCGGCGCATCCGGCTTCAGAAGCTCAAGGGAGAACTCGTCGACCGCGCCCGGGCGGTTGCGGTCGTGTTCCGGCTGGCACGCGAGGAGCGCGATGCCTGGGTGAACTGGCCGGCGCGCGCGGCGGCGCTGATGGCGGCCGAACTCGGCGTGGAGGCGGCCACCATGCAGAAGGCCTTGGAGAAACATGTACGCGCCCACCTCGACGAACTCGCCGAGGTCCGGCCCGAATTCCGGTGACGAAGATGGCCTGAGGGACTTCGAAGGCGCGGCAGACATCCTGCGCGCCTGGGGCAACGGGATCCGACCGGATCCCGACCTCACCGTCTCGGAATGGGCGGACCGGCACCGGATGTTGGCGTCCCGCGCTTCGGCCGAACCGGGGCGCTACCGCACGATGCGAACGCCCTACATGCGGGAGATCATGGACCGGCTGTCACCCGGCGACGCGGCGCAACGGGTCGTGTTCATGAAGGCTGCGCAGGTCGGCGCGACGGAAGCCGGCAACAACTGGATCGGCTTCGCCATCCATCAGGCCCCGGGCCCGATGCTGGCGGTCCAGCCGACCGTGGAACTTGCCAAGCGCAACTCGCGCCAGCGGATCGACCCGCTTATAGACGAGAGCCCCGAGCTCCGGGAGCGGGTCAAACCGGCCAGATCCCGCGACGCCGGGAACACGATGCTGTCCAAGGAATTCGCGGGCGGCATCCTGATCATGACGGGCGCGAACTCGGCGGTCGGGCTGCGCTCGACCCCGGCGCGCTACATCTTCCTCGACGAGGTCGATGCCTATCCGGCTTCGGCCGACGAGGAAGGCGACCCGGTCACGCTGGCCGAGGCGCGGTCTTTGACCTTCGCCCATCGGCGCAAGGTGTTCCTGGTCTCGACGCCGACGATCCGGGGGCTCAGCCGCATCGAGCGCGAGTTCGAGGCGTCCGACCAGCGGCGCTACTTCGTCCCGTGCCCGCATTGCGGGGCGATGCAGTGGATGAAGTTCGACCGGTTGCGCTGGCAGAAAGGCTGCCCCGAGACGGCGGAGTATCACTGCGAGGGCTGTGATCAGCCCATCGCGGAACACCACAAGACGGCGATGCTGGAGGGCGGCGAATGGCGGGCGACCGCCGTCGCTGCTGATCCCACCACGGTCGGCTACCACCTCTCGGCGCTCTATTCGCCTGTCGGCTGGCTCAGCTGGTCACGGATCGCGCGCAGCTGGGAGGCGGCTCAAGGCTCCGACGAGGCGATCAAGGCGTTCCGCAACACCATCCTCGGCGAGACATGGGTCGAAACTGGAGAGGCGCCGGACTGGCAGCGGCTCTACGACCGACGAGAAGCGTGGCGGCCAGGCACGGTCCCAGCGGGCGGGCTGTTCATGACGGCGGGTGCGGATGTCCAGAAGGACCGCATCGAGGTCGATGTCTGGGCCTGGGGCCGAGGGCTTGAGAGTTGGCTCGTCGATCACGTCGTGATCGAGGGCGGGCCGGACCGGCATGACGCTTGGGACCAATTGACGGCACTCCTCGACCGGTCGTGGCCGCATGAAAACGGAGCGCACCTTCGGATCGCGCGGCTCGCCATCGACACGGGCTACGAAGCCCCGGCCGTCTACGCCTGGTCGCGCAAAGTCGGCTTTGCGCAGGTCGCACCAGTCAAGGGTCTCGAAGGCTTCAATCGCTCCAGTCCGGTCTCCGGCCCCACCTTCGTCGATGCGACCGAGGGCGGCAAACGCCTGCGCCGCGGCGCCCGGCTCTGGACCGTGGCCGTCTCGACCTTCAAGGCCGAAACCTACCGCTTCTTGCGACAGGAGCGCCCGACGGCCGAGGAACGTGCTGAGGGCGCGGCGTTCCCGCCCGGCACGATCCACCTGCCGACATGGGTCGAGAGCGAATGGCTGAAACAGGTTGTGGCCGAGCAGCTGGTCACGGTGCGCACGAAGCGCGGCTTCGCGAAGCTCGAATGGCAGAAGCTGCGCGAGCGCAACGAGGCGCTCGATTGCCGGGTCTACGCCCGCGCGGCCGCCTGGATCGCAGGCGCCGACCGCTGGCCCGAAGAGAAATGGCGCGACCTCGAAGACCAGCTCGGGGCGGCCCCTACCGACAGCGATCCCGCCGGGCAGATCCACTGGCCGGGACAGGTACCCCAAGGCAAGCGCCGTTCCGACTGGATCGGGCGGCGGGAAGGATGGTTCTGAGATGACCGACTGGACCGAAGCCGAGCTCTCGGCACTGCGCCGGGCCTATGCCAGTGGCACGACCCGCGTCAGCTATGACGGCAAGTCCGTGGACTACGGCTCGGCGGAGGATCTGCTCGCCCGCATCCGCACCATCGAGCGCGCGATTGCCAGTGTGGGGCGGCCGCTTCCGGTCGCCGGGCTCGCGGGCTTCTCGCGCGGGGATCGCTGATGGCGGCGAATTGGTTCGACCGCGCCATCGCTTCGGTCGCCCCTCGGGCCGCCGCGCGGCGTGTCCTGGCGCGACAGGCGTTCGAGACGCTCGCGCGCGGCTACGAAGGCGCCGCGCGAGGACGCCGCACGGAGGGCTGGCGTGCACCGGGATCCTCGGCTGATACCGAGATCGGCGTGGCCGGGGCGCTCTTGCGCGACAGGATGCGCGATCTCGTCCGCAACAACCCGCACGCAGCCAAGGCCGTGGCGGTGCTGGTGAACAACATCATTGGCGCGGGCATCATGCCGCGTGCCGCCAGTGGGGACGAGGCGCTGGACCGCCGCGTCGACGCGCTGTTCGAGCGCTGGACGGCGGAGTGCGACGCCGACGGCCAGCTCGACTTCTACGGGCTTCAGACGCTGATCTGCCGTGAGATGGTCGAGGCCGGCGAAGTGCTGGTGCGCCGTCGCCTGCGCCGCGCCGCAGACAGCCTTGCCGTCCCGCTGCAGTTGCAGGTGCTGGAGGCCGACTTCCTCGACGCCACCAAATCCGGTGCGCTTGGCGCCGGACGGCTGGTGCAGGGGGTCGAGTTCGATCCGCTCGGCAAGCGTAGAGCCTACTGGCTCCATGCCGAGCATCCGGGCGACGCCTATGGCGCCCTGCAAAACGGCCTGCAGAGCCGGCCGGTCCCGGCGAGCGAAATCGCCCATGTCTACGAGAAGCAGCGCACGCAGGCGCGCGGCGTTCCCTGGGGCGCGCCGGTCATCCGCGCCCTTCGTGATCTCGACGATTACGAGGTGGCCGAGATAGTCCGCAAGAAGACCGAGGCTTGCGTCACCGCCATCGTCTTCGGCGACGACGAGGCGCAGCAGGGCATCGCTCCGGCGGTGGTCGACGCCGACGGCAACCGGGTCGAGCAGTTCGAACCAGGACTGATCGCCTATGCCCGCGGCGGCAAGGACATCCGCTTCAACCAGCCGGCCGCAACCGGCGGCTACGGCGAGTACAAGCGCGCCAGCCTGCATACGATTTCGGCCGGGTTCCGGGTGCCCTACGAGCTACTCACCGGCGATCTCAGCCAAGTAAACTACTCCTCCATCCGGGCGGGGCTCGTCGAGTTCCGCCGGATGATCGACGCTGTCCAGTGGCAGCTCTTCATTCCGATGCTCTGCACCCCGGTCTGGCGCTGGTTCACCGAGGCCGCATGGGCCGCGGGGCAGATCCCGAAGCCGGACGTGCCGGTCGAATGGTCACCGCCCAAGTTCGAGGCAGTCGATCCGCAGAAGGACGCGATGGCGAACCTTCTGGCGATCCGTTCGGGAACGATGACACTGGCCGAGGTGATTGCTCGGCAGGGCCGCAATCCCGACGCCGTGCTGGCGGAGATCGCCGCGACCAACGCCAAGATCGACGCCCTCGGGCTTGTGCTCGACAGCGACCCCCGCCGCGTCACGAAGACCGGCAGCGCGCAATCGAGCGACCCGGCAACCGATCCGGAACCCGACCCGGGGCAGCCGGACACCGCCCAACAGGACTGACTTCATGGACACGATGATTGAACTGCCGGCGCTTCGCCGGTCGGCGGAGCTTGCGCCGAACACCGTCGATGCCGACGCACGCACCGTCGAGGTGATCTGGTCGGCGGGCGCGCGCGTCCGGCGGGCGAGCTTCTTCGGCGAGCCCTACGACGAGGAACTCAGCCTCGACCCTGCCCATGTGCGCCTCGACCGGCTGAACGCGGGTGCGCCGTTCCTGAAGGTGCATGAGATCGACACACTCGACGCTGTCATCGGCTCGGTGGTGCCCGGCTCGGCGCGGATCGACAACGGCCGCGGCATCGCGCAGGTCCGCATCAGCGAGCGCGCCGATGTCGAGCCGATCTGGCGCGACATCCAGGCCGGGCACATCCGCGCGGTCTCCATCGGCTACCAGGTCCATCGCTTCGACATCTCCAAGCCCGACGGCGGGCGGGAGCTCTGGCGGGCGGTGGACTGGACCCCCTTCGAGATTTCAGCGGTCCCGGTCGGGGCCGACCCCGCCGCGGGCTTCCGCAGCCAGAGCCCTCTTGAAACCTGCGTCCTTCACCGCCGGGACGCGCCCCCTAACCCGCAAGGAGCATCCCCGATGACGGAGAAGACCCAGACCCCGGCCCCGACTGAAGAGGTCGTGGCCGACCCGACGAGCGAAACGGCAGCGACCGAGGAGACCACCATGACCGACACGCCCCCGAGCGCGGCCGACACGCAGACCCGCGCGCGTCCGAAGACTGCCAACCCCGATACCCCGGATCCCGATGCCGCAGCGAACCGCGCCCGCGAAGCCGAACGTGAGCGTGTCTCGACCATCTACGATCTGGCTAGTCGCCTGAACCTCGAGCGCGGCTTCGCCGAGGATCTGGTCAAGCGCGGCACCGGTCTCGACGAGGCGCGTCGCCTGATCCTCGATCGAGTCGCAGCGAAGTCGGAGGAGACGCGGACCTTCGGCCAAGTCTCCGTCCCGCTCGGTGGCCGGGATGAGCGCATCACCCGCCGCGATGCCGTGGCCAATGCGCTGCTGCACCGGTACAGCCCGACGCTGTTCCCGCTTGAGGACGCTGCCCGTCAGTATCGCGGCATGACGCTGCTGGAACTCGCACGCGAAAGCCTCGGCAATGCCGGGGTGAACACGCGGGGGCTCTCGCGTGACGAGGTGGCGACGCGCGCCCTGCATTCGACCTCGGACTTCCCCGAGATCCTGTCGGCGGTCACCAACAAGACCCTGCGGCAGGCCTACGAGGCCTATCCGCGGACCTTCGCACTCTTCTGCCGTCAGGTGCTGGCGACCGACTTCAAGGCGATGCACCGGGTGCAGCTCGGCGAGGCGCCGCAGCTCCTGGAAGTGGGCGAGAGCGGCGAATTCAAGCGCGGAACGCTCGGCGAGAGCAAGGAAAGCTACCGCGTAAAGACCTACGGCCGGGTCGTCGCCATCACCCGGCAGGTGTTGATCAACGACGATCTGGACGCCTTCACCCGGATCCCGGCGATGTACGGCAACTCCATCGCCCAGCTGGAGTCGGACGTGGTCTGGGGCATCATCACCTCGAACCCGGCCATGGCCGATGGCAATGCGCTGTTCCACACCACCCACAAGAACCTCGCGGGCACCGGCGCGGCGCTCGACGTCACCAGCGTGGGTGCAGCCCGCGCCGCCATGGCCAAGCAGACGGGTCTCGACAAGAAGACGGTGCTCAACATCCGCCCCGCCTTTCTGATCGTGCCGGCATCTCTGGAGCTGAAGGCCGAGCAGCTGGTCGCGCAGAACCTCGTGCCTGCGTCGAGCGGCAATGTGGTGCCACAGTCGATCCGCACGCTCGCGCCGATCAGCGAGCCCCGGCTCGATGCCGCCAGCGAAACCGCCTGGTATCTGGCCGCCAGCCCGAACCAGATCGACACCATTGAGTACGCCTATCTCGAAGGCCAGCAGGGCGCTTACATCGAGACGCGCAACGGCTTCGACGTCGACGGGGTCGAGATCAAGTGCCGCCTCGACTTCGGCGCCAAGGCCATCGACTGGCGCGGCCTCTACAAGAACCCGGGCGCCTGATCCGGCCCCGTCCCTGATACCTGACACCTGAACCCTAACGAGATGGACGGTCCTGACGGGCCGCCCTTCGTCTTTCCAAGAGGATCAAGCCCATGAAGAACTACGTCCAGCCCGGCAACACCATCACCCTGACCGCGCCCTATGCCGTCGTTTCCGGCGACGGCCTGCTCGTCGGCTCCATCTTTGGCGTGGCCGCGGGCAGCGCGGCCCTCGGCGAGACCGTCGAGGCGTCGCTCGTCGGCGTCTTCGACCTGAAGAAGGTGGCCTCCCAGGCATGGGCCGCGGGCGACAAGGTCTACTGGGACAACACCAACAAGGAGGCGACGAAGACCGCCACCGCCAACACGCTCATCGGCGTTGCGACCGAAGCCGTCGCCGGTGGCGCCGGTGACGTCATCGGGCGGGTTCGCCTGAATGGCAGCTTCTGATGTCGGCCATCGCCGCTGCGTTCCAGTCACTGTTCGCCGACCCGAACATGGCGCGGGACGCGAGCTACACGCCAAAGGGCGGCAGTGCCGTCTCCGTCCGGGTCGTCTTGCGCCGGCCCGACCGTGTCTTCGAATTCGGCGAGACACGGTTGCATGCCGCTACGACGCTGCTCGACATTCGCGTCGCCGATGCGCCCAGTCTCGCCGAAGGCGACGGGTTCCAGTTCGACGGTGTCTCCTATGTCGTCCAGGGGGAACCGCACCGGGACGCGGAGCGACTGATCTGGACGGCGGAGCTGCGCGAGGCATGAGGTTCTCGGTCAGCACGATCGGCGACCTCGGCAAGCTGATGAGCGACGAGATCAAGGCCGCCGAGAAGGCCGTCACGGCCGGGATCTTACAGGCCACCGAAGGCCTGAAGACGGAGCTCCGGACGCAGGTCACCTCGGCGGGGCTGGGTCCGAGACTGGCGCGCACCTGGCGCGGACAAGTCTACCCCAAGGGCGAAGACAGCATCCGGGCGGCGGGTCTCGTCTGGTCCAAGGCGCCGGGCATCATCCGCATCTACGAGGACGGCGCGACCATTCGCTCGAAGAACGGCTTCTTCCTCGCGATCCCGACGGCGGCCGCTGGCCGGTACGGGGATGGCGGCCGGAAGATCACGCCGGGTGGATGGGAGCGACGGACCGGGCAACGGCTGCGCTTCGTCTACCGACGCCGCGGTCCCTCTCTCCTCGTGGCCGACGGGATGCGTGCCCGGACAGGCAAGCGTGGTGGCTTCTCTCGCGCGAGCGCTTCCGCACTCCGGACGGGCCGAGGACTGGTGACCGTGCCCATGTTCATCCTGGTTCCGCAGGTCACCCTCGCCAAGCGCCTCGAGGTGGCCGGCGCCGCCGAGCGCTGGGTGAGCCGGCTACCCAGCCTGGTCGTGCGCAACTGGATTTCTGATGGGGACGGGAGCCGCTGATGTCTCGACGTGAACAGATCCTCGCCGCGCTTTCGGTTGTTCTCGCGGGGCAGTTGGCGGCGCCGGTGCGGCGCAACGAGGTGCTGCCCGAGAAGGTGCCCGCCGTCGGTCTCGTCATCCTGCGCGATGGCGAGCCCGGCGAACCCGACATCACCCTCAATCCCCGCACCGAATTCTATGCGCACCGGGTCGAGCTCGAAGTCTATGTGCCGCGAGACCCAAGCGGCGGCGGCGAAGCGGCGCTCGATCAGCTGCTGGGTGCAATCGGGGCCGCCCTGCGTGTCGATGAGACGCTCGGCGGCTTTGCGGAGAACCTGACGCCGTCAGCCCCGGAGACAGGCGCGCTCGCTCTCGAAGGAGCGCCGCCGATGCTGACCGCGCGGATCATCGTCACGATCGAATACCTGGTGAGCGATCCACTCACCGCCTGACCCAACCACGACCCAATCACGGACAAGACGGGAGTCATCCATGCCCAAGGCGCGCGCATATGGCGCGGACGCCACCCTCAAGGCGTGCCGGGAGGCAAGCTACGGGGTCGCGCCGCTCACCGGCTATCAGAGCCTCGATTTCAAATCGACCGATCTCTCCTCGGCCCAGCCGCTCGGGGACGACCCGCTGCTGGGACGCGGGCGCAATGCGCAGGATCCTTATCGCGGCCTCATCACCGACGAGGGCCAGTTGGACATCCCGCTCGACCTGCGTGGAACGGGCTTCTGGCTGACGGGCCTGTTCGGAGACCCGGTGACTACGCCCACGAACGCCAGCGGCTCGATCGTCTTCGCCGTCAATCCCACGGCGGGCGACACGATCACCTTGAACGATACGGTCTGGACGTTCGTCTCCGGTACTGCCGGCGCAGAGGAGACGCAGATCCAGGGAACGGTCACGCAGACCGTCGATCAGCTGGTCAGCGACCTCAACGCATCGGGCGATCCCGAAATCGCCAAATGCACGTATTCCCGGCCGACGAGCACGCAGACCCTCGTCATCGCATTCGATGTCGTCGGGCCGACCGGGAACGCCTTCACGATCTCTGCCTCTGCCGCGGCAGCTTCGGCGGGGACACTGACCGGCGGCGGCTACGCCCATGTCTGGGAGAGCGGCGCCGACGACATCCCGAGCTACACGATCGAGGTCGGCCATCCGAAGCTCACGACGCCGGTGTTCTTCCGTCACCTCGGCACGGTGATGGAGAGCCTGAACTTCGAGATGGGTCAGGAGGGACCGGCAAATGCCCGTCTCCAGCTCGTGGCCCAAGGCGAGGAACGGTTCTCGGCGACGGTCGACGCCAATCCGACGGCCTACGCGCTCCGCCGCTTCAGCCAGGGGCGCGGCTTCATCCGACGCGGCGGTGCGGCGCTCGCGGGCGTCACGGGCGGCAGTCTGACCTTCTCCAACAATCTCGAACGCGTCCGAGTCATCCGCGAGGACGGCAAGATCGAGGCGGCCGATCCCACGTTCGCCTCAGCGGAAGGATCGATGTCGGTACGCTTCGATGGTGCAACGCTCGTGGCCGAGGCCGCCAATGGCGATCCCGTGGCGCTCGAATACGGGTTCACCTTCCCGGAAGGCTACGCGCTGCGCTTCGAGCTGCCGCGCGTCTTCCTGCCCAAGCCCAAATACGCCGTCTCCGGCCCCGGCGGGGTCGAGGCGAGCTTCGACTGGCGCGCCGCTTACGATGACAGCGAAGGCACGATGCTGCGCGCTCACCTCCTGAACGACGTCACAAGCTACACCTGAGGCCATTCCCATGATCCGCCTGAACCTGTCGCGCGAGCCGATCTGGCTCGACCTCGGACATGACGTGCGCGTGCGCGTCGCTCCCCTGACCACCTCGCTCATGGCCGCCGCCCGCAGTGATCCGGCGGTAGCTGCCTTGCCCGAAGGCGCGTCGAACGAGACCATCGCGGTCACCATGGCCAAGGCCCTGGCACGGCTGGTCGTGCTGGAATGGGAGGGGGTGGGCGACGCAGAAGGCAATCCTGTGCCCGTCACACCGGAAGGCATCGACGCGCTGCTGGACATCCTGCCGATCTTCGAGGCCTTCCAGCTCCGCTACGTGTCGAAGGGCCTGTTGCTGGAAGCGGAAAAAAACGGCTCCGCGCCCTCGCCGAATGGCACTTCAGCGGGGGCGACCAGTATTGCCGGTCCTGCCGCGGCATTTGCGGCGAATGTCCTGCCGTCCTGAACCGTCCGCAGACGGTCGAAGGCTGGCAGGTCTGGGATCTCGCCAAAAAGCTCACAGGGCAGCTGCGCGCCGTCCCCGGTGCGATCCTCGGCCTCGACATGACGGCCGCTCTCGCCTGTGCGCAGGCGCTTGGAGTGGACACCCTCGTCTGCGCAGAACTGCTTCCCGAGGTGGAGGGCATGATGGTGCGCGGACTGAACGCGCAAATCAGGACTGATCAAGATGGCTGAGAAACGCGTCTCCGTTCGCCTCGCCGTGGTCGGGGGGCGTGAAGTCAGGGCCGAGCTGCAGGGCATCGGCGATGCGGGCGAGCAAGGCTTCCGTCGGCTATCGCGGGAGATGGACGCCGCGAACAGCCGTGTCGCGGCCTTTTATCGGCGCGCGCAGATCGCAGCCGCCGCCGCGGCGACCGCCTTCGCCGCGGGCGCTGCGGCAATGATCCGCTCCGGCCTTCAGGTCGTGGACGCACAGGCCAAGCTCGCCCAGTCGCTCGGGACCACAGTCGAGAGCATTCAGGTTCTGGAACGCGCCGGCGAACTGGCCGGCGTCTCGATGTCCGGCATCGAACAGGCGACCAAGGACCTCACCCGCCGCCTCAGCCAGGCGGCCGCCGGGACCGGTCCTGCCGTCGCGGCGCTCGAACGGCTCGGGCTCTCGGCCTCGGCCTTGCTTGCCCTGCCGCTAGATGAGCGTGTCGGTCGTATCAATCAGGCGATCGAAGACTTCGTGCCTGCAGCTGAGCGCGCGGCGGTGGCCGGTCAGCTGTTCGGCGAGGAAGGCAGCATCGCCATCTCCCGGATCGACACGACGACCCTCCGGCAGGCGACGCAGGACGTTCGCGATTTCGGCGTGGTCGTGTCCGAGCAGGACGCCGATCAGATCGAGCGGACGAACGATGCGATCTCTCGCCTTGGTCTGATCTGGCGCGGGCTGTCGAACCAACTCGCCGTTGCTGCCGCCCCGGCCCTCGAAGCCGTCGCCGACGCCCTGGCGGCAATCTCGCGCTCGACTGGTCCGCTTGGTCAGGGCATTAGGCTCCTGTTCGACAACATCGGTCGGCTCGCCTCGATCGCTGCTGCCTTCGCCGCCTTCATCGCCGGACGATGGGTCGCCGGCATGGTTGTGGCCGCCGCCTCGGTTCGCGGTCTTGCCACCGCGCTGGTCTTCCTGCGCGGCGCATTGATCCGAACCGGCATCGGCGCGCTCATCGTGGCGGCGGGTGAGCTGATCTACCAGTTCGGTCGGCTGGTGCAGGCGACCGGCGGCTTCGGCGCCGCGCTCGGCCTTCTTGGCGACGTGGCAGCCGAGGTCTGGGACAGGATCGGATTGCTGGCCGGCGTCCTGAAAGCGCGCATCGACGCCGCCTGGAGCGGCATTCAAGCGAGCATCGCCGACGCGCTGCAGGCGTCGCTCGAGGCCGTCGTCACCTTCGGCAATCGCACCATCGGAACGTTTCAGGGCACTTTCGATGCGATGGTCGTCATCTGGAGCAACCTGCCTCGGGCCATCGGCGATCTGACGATCCAGGCGGCGAACGCGCTGATCGCCGGGCTGGAGTCGATGCTGAACGGCGCGGTCGACGGCATCAATTCGCTCCTCGAGGGTGTCAATGCGGGTCTGGCGGCGATCGGCATCAAGCGGGCGATCGAGCTGGTGCCGGACGTCGATCTCGGCCGGATCGAGAATGAGTTTGCCGGCGCGGCAAGCCGGGCTGGCAATGCAGCGCGCGATGCCTTCGCCGCTGCGTTCGAGACCGATACCTTCGCGAGGCCGGATTTCGGGCTCTCGGCTTTCGCCGAGGATGCTCGCGCTGCCGCTGACAGTGCGCGAGAGACGGCGACGGCGCTGGGAGAGCTGGCAGGCGCGCCCCTCGCGTCCATCGCGGCGCTCCGGGAGGCCATGGCTGGCGCGAACACCGAGATCGACAATGCAGCCGGCGCGACGGAGCGTCTCGATGAAGCCTTCGCAGCCATCGGCGGCGCCGGAGGCAATGCCGCAGGAGATGGCGAAGGCTCGGCCGGTTCCGCCGCACGCGCCGCAGAAGCAAGCCGGGCCGCCGGGGAGGCAGCGGCTTCGGCGGCCACACAGGCGGCGACTGGCTGGGCCGCGGTTCGCGAGGAGCTGTCGCGCTATGCCAGCGAGGCGATGGACTGGGGCAAGGGGCTCGGAAGTGCTCTCTCCAGCGCCTTTCGCAGCGCCGAGGACGCCATCGCCAGCTTCGTGACCGGCGGCAAGATCGACTTCAAGGCGCTCGCTGACAGCATCCTCGCCGATATCACCCGCATCGCGGTTCGTTCCGCGATCCTCGGACCTCTAGCCAATGCACTCGGCGGAGGCGGCGGCGGACTGCTCGGCGGCTTGTTCGGGGGCAGTGGCGGGCTGTTCGCCGGCATCTTCCATCAAGGCGGCATCGCCGGGGGTCCCGCCCAGCAGCGGCTCGTCCCGGCACTTGCCTTTGCGGGCGCGCCGCGCTTCCACGACGGCGGCGTCGCGGGGCTTCGTGCGGACGAGGTGCCCGCGATCCTGCAGCGCGGCGAGATGGTGTTGTCACGGGCTCAGCTCGCCGCCATCGGCGCCGCACGCGAAACCCGTCCACCGGTCAATGTGGTGATGAACATCTCCACCCCTGACGCTGGCAGCTTTCGCTACGCCCAAGGGCAGATCGCCGCCGACGCCGCGCGCGCCATGGAGCGGGCGCGGCGTAATCTCTGACGGATCGACAGATGAGCGGCTTTCACGAAGTTCAGTTCCCGCCGGACATCTCCTACGGGGCGTCTGGCGGTCCCGGCTACTCGACCACCGTGGTGACGACGGTTTCGGGACACGAGCGGCGCAACGCGAACTGGGCCGCCGCACGGGGCAAATGGAACGTGGCGCACGGCCTGAAGAAACGCGATCAGGTGGCCGCCCTCATCGCCTTCTTTCGCGCGCGACGCGGGCGAGCCTACGGCTTCCGCTTCAAGGACTGGACCGACTACCAGGCGCTGGCCCAGCTGATCGGGCAAGGCGACGGCGCGAGCAAGACGTTTCAGCTCGTGAAGACCTACGCAAGCGGCGGCGAGGTCGAGACCCGGGTCATCACCAAGCCCGTTCCCGGAACGGTGAAGATCTACCGCAACGGCGCCGAGGCGGTCTCTGGCTGGAGCGTCAACACGGCGACCGGGCTCGTGACCTTCACCGTCGCCCCCGCATCCGGCGTCCAAGTGACGGCGGACTTCGAGTTCGACGTGCCCGTCCGCTTCGACAGCGATCAGATGGACCTCACGATCGAAACCTATCAGCTCGGCAGTTGGGGCCAGATCCCGGTACTGGAGATCAGACCATGAAATCGACCTCGGCGGCCCTCGCGGCGCACCTCGCCGGACCGGTGACGACGCTCGCCACCTGCTGGCGCATCTCGCGCATCGACGGCAAGGAGTTCTTCTTCACCGATCACGACCGGGATCTGCCGTTCGAGGGCAACGTCTACAAGGCGAGTTCCGGCTATTCGCGCACGGCCATCGCCAACGATGCGAGCCTGAGCGTCGACAATCTCGACGTCGAGGGCGTCTTCGACAGCGCGTCGATCACCGAAGAAGAGCTGCGCGCGGGTCTCTTCGATCAGGCCGAGGTGCGGATCTTCCTGGTCAACTGGGCGAACCCCGCCATGGGCGCTCTCCGGATGCGCCGCGGCTGGTTCGGCGAGGTTGTGCTGACCGAGCAAGGCATTTTCCGGACCGAACTGCGCGGCATGACCCAAGCGCTGCAGCAACGCATCGGCGAACTCTACAGCCCGGAATGCCGCGCCGATCTCGGAGATCATCGCTGCAAGGTGCCGGTCAATCCGCCAGAAATCGCCCGATCGACGGCGTACATCCTCGGTGACGTGGTGCGCGTGCGCACGACCGGCACGCCGGTCAGTTTCCCGCTGCCGGTCGTCAACGGCAGCTTCGAGGCGGATGGCGCCGGCGACGGCTCCAGCTTCACACCCACCGGATGGACGAAGGTGTCCGGCGCTTGGGACGTGCATGACGCCGGCAATGGCAGCCTGACGCCCGCGGCTGGCAGCTTCTACCTGGAAGGCGGAAGCTCGGCATCGGGGGAGCTGACCCAATCCATCGACCTAGTCGCATCGGGTCTGGATCCACTGCAGATCGACGGAGACGCCTACCGGCTGGACGCAGCAGTGAGCCGGGCGAATTCGTTCCCGGACGACTTGGGGCGAGTCGTCGTCGAAGCTCTGGACGGCTCGTCGAACCTGCTCTCAACCCTTCTCGACACGGGCTTCGAGGTGATCCTGCCCGAAGACAGCTGGGTTCAGCGGGGCATCTCGATGGCCCAGCTGCCGGTGGGAACCAGATTTCTCCGCTTCCGGCTCCTCCACCAGCTCGCGGCCGGCAGCCAGTCGAACGCGGCCTTCGACGCCGTCGTGGCGACGATCACGGACACGACGGCATCAGTACCGACTTCCGCGGATTTCGAGAACCGCGTCTATCGGTGCGTGACCGCCGGAACGACCGCGTCCGAGCCACCGAGTTTCGACACCAATGTCGGCGCGCAAACCGCCGATGGTGGCGCGGTTTTCGAGGCCGAGGACGCCTGGAGCCGGTCGGGCATCGTGACGGCAGTCACTGACCGGGCGGTCTTCAATGCCACGCTCGATGAACCACGAGCGGTTGATGGCTGGTTTGCTGGCGGTGTGCTGACCTGGGAGACCGGCGCCAATGCCGGTCGTTCCACCGAGGTCAAGGGCTGGACCCAAGGCAGCGGGCGGATCGAGCTGTTCCTGCCGATGGGATACGCGATCTCATCCGGCGACGCCTTCCGGGTTCATCCCGGCTGCGACAAGCGGCTCGACACCTGCATCGACCGCTTCGCCAACGTCCTGAACTTTCGCGGCGAACCCTACGTGCCGGGCCAGGATGCCATGATGAGCTATCCCGATGCACGCTGACCGCCCACCATCAGCGACCGCCACCGCGATCGGGGATCTGGCCGATGCGATTGTCGCCGAAGCGCGAACATGGCTGGGTGTTCCCTGGCGACACCAGGGGCGAAGCCGCGCCGGTGTTGATTGCGCGGGGCTCGTGGTCCTTGTCGCGCGGGCGCTCGAACTCGCCGACCACGACAGCACGGCCTATGGGCGCCGCGCGCAGGGACAGGGCTTCGTCGAGCACTTTCGCGGGCACATGGACGGCATTGCCGTCACACAAGCGAAGCCCGGTGACGTCCTCGTCTTCGCTGATCAGGCTTATCCCTGCCATTGCGGCTTTCTGACGGAACGGCTCGGACGGCCGCATCTCCTGCACGCGCACGCCACGCGCAGGCAGGTGATCGAGGAATCCTATGCCGGCGAATGGCCGGCCAAGATCAAGTTCGCATTTCGCTTTCGCTCTCCCGGATCCTGACCTCCCATGGCCATTCTCGTTGCAGTGGGCGGGGCCGCGCTCGGCTCCGCGGTCGGCGTCGGCTGGCAGGCCGGCTGGCTCGTCGGCTCGGTGGTCGGCAGCCTCTTGTTCCCGGCCAAGGGGCAGAACGTCACTACCGAGGGACCGCGCCTTGGCGACCTGACCGTTTCCTCGTCCGCCTATGGCGCAGCGATCGCCATCGGCTACGGCACCCTACGCATGGCCGGAAACATGATCTGGTCGTCCGGGATCCGCGAGCAGCAGAACGTCACCCGGACCCGCTCGGGCGGCAAGGGCGGCGGCGGAGCCACCCAGACCTCGGTCACGTATTCCTACTTCGCGTCCTTCGCCCTCAGCTTCGGCGAAGGGCCGGCCGAGGACGTGCTTCGGATCTGGGCGGACGGCAAACTCATCTACGACAAGACCGGCGCGAGCCCAGACGTCGCCAAACCCGACCTCAAGTTCCGGTTCCATTCGGGGACGGAGGATCAGCTGGCCGATCCGCTGATCGAAACGCACGTCGGCGCGGGCCGCGCGCCCGCCCATCGGGGTCTTGCCACCATCGTCTTCGAAGATCTGGCGCTCGCGGATTTCGGCAATCGCATCCCCAACATCACGGCTGAGATCACCTACCAGCGGGCGGCGCAGCAGCCCTACCAGCTGCTCGATTTCATCACGACGGGCGAAGGCGGATATTTCGGCACCTACCAGATCGACGACCTGGCCGTCGATTGGCGGCGCGGATACGGCTACTTCCTGGACAGCGACGTCAACGCCGCCGAGGCCGGGATCCGCCGCTTCAGCCTGCGGACCATGAAAGAAGACCGCCAGGCGCGGATGACGGACATAACGGGCGTCGCGCCGAACAACTTCCCGAGCACGCTGTTCTCCGGCGAGGATGGTCACCTCTATGTCGTGACCGGATCGAGCAACTCACGCCCGATCCTGCGCATCGAACCGAATGCCATCAAGGAAGTCGGCCGCTTCGGCTCCACCAGCAACGGCCTGACCAATTCAACCCTGCGGTTCGTCGCCACCACGTGGATGGGGATGGTCTCCGCCTACGGCCCCTCTGGCCGCGTCGACTTCGTTCTCACCGGATCGCTCTTCGACGACGTCGGACTCATCCGCGCCGACACCATGGGCTATGTCTGGGGCGCCGGGCAGAGCGTCACGGAGCCTCGCGTTCGGGGCGTCATTGGTGGTGCGGTCGGAGAAGGCTTCGGGGATGGCTGGATCCTCGGCAGCGGGACGAGCACGAACCATGGAAGCCTCGGCCTCTATCGCCTGCGGGTCTCGGCACTGGCAGGGTACGACAGCCTCATCGGTCAATCCCTCGGCGTCACCTTCGAGAAGGTTGCCACCTTCGCAGCCTCGGATCTAGAGAGCGGCGCCACTGGCTTCTACGGCAGCGCGGGCGGGCTCACCTACGATACGACCGACGACAGCGTCATCTTTCAGGCGCGCATCTCGAACGGGGGATCACCCGGCGCGATCTATACGCTGAAATGGCGCAGCGACACCGGCATCGTCTGGAAGACGGTCGTTCCGATCCAGATCAACTACGAAGGGCCTTACTACGGTCAGAGCCGGTTGCGCGGGCAGCGCTGGACGCTGATGCGGGGCACGCGCGTCATCCAGCTGGACACCGCCACGGGCGCTCTCGTTCTCAATGAGATCTGGCCGGGTGCGGTGAGCGAAGGCGGCGCTCAGGTCTACGATGCCGTCACCGACACGCATCTGGTCCGCGGCAGCCAGGGCTGGGCGAAGCTCTTCCTCAATCGCGGCGGCGGTGGTGGAGAGACGCTCTCCGGCATCGTCTCCGACCTTTGCGCCCGTGCCGGCCTTGGTCTGTCCGACATAGACGTCGCCGATCTCGGGGCGACGGTTCCCGGCTATGTCATCGGCCGGCAGACCACCGTGCGAGGCGCCGTCGAGCCGCTGGCGCAGGCCTATTTCTTCGACGCGGCAGAGAGCGACGACGCCCTGCGGTTCCGGACGCGGGGACGACCGCCCGCCGCGACCATCGATGCGGATCTTCTGCTGCCGCTAGACGAGCGCACGGGCGAGAGCTGGCGTGAGCGCCGCACGCAAGAGGTCGAACTGCCAGAACGGGTCAGCGTCGTCTACATGGACGCGCAAGCCGACTACCAGCAGGGCACTCAGAGCGAAAAGCGCACCTCCCTGCCGCTACCGACCATGCATTCGCGCAACCAGTCCAGCGTGGAGCTGGCCCTTGCGCTTGATGCGACGACGGCCAAGCAGATCGCAGCCAAGACGCTCTACAGCGCCTGGATCGAACGCAGCGCTTACGAAGCAGAGCTGCCAGCCGACTGGCTGCGCCTCGACCCGACCGATGTCGTGGACGTGGTCTTTGCCTCGGGCTCGACCTTCCGGACCCGCATCACCCGTCTCGACGTCGGGGCCGATTTCTCGCTCGCCGTGAAAGGGGTTTCGGAGGCTGCCGCCACCTACGTCTCCAACGTGGCTGCCGATGGCGGCTCCGGCAAACCGGTCCAAATCGTCGGCAGTCAGGCCGCCACGCGGCTGATCCTGCCGGATCTTCCGCTGCTGCGCGACACCGATGACACCGGCGGGTCGGGGTCGAGGATCTATTACCTCATGGGCGGCTTCGGTGGCCCGGGCTGGCCCGGCGCATCTCTCTACCGCAGCGCCGACGGAACGGCTTGGGCACAGGTCGGGCGATCCCTGAGCGAGGTGGCTTGGGGCGCCACGGCGAACCCGCTCGGCAGTCCGACGTCTCCGTTCGCGACCGATGAGACGAACAGCCTGACGGTGTTCATGACCACCGGCGGCGAACGGCTTGAGAGCGTCACACAGGACTCGATGCTCAGCGGCGCCAACGCGGCCCTTGTCCTCAAAGCCAACGGCGAGCCCGAGATCATCCAGTTCCGCGACGTGGCGCTGAACCCGGACGGCTCCTACACCCTGTCCGGGCTTTTGCGTGGCCGCCGTGGCACCGATGTCTTCGTGGACGGGCACGAGGCCGGCGAATTGTTTGTCCTCCTCGACCCCGACGATGTCGAGACCATGGTCACCTCGCTCGGCGATCTCGATCTCCCCCGGTCTTGGAGGGCGGTCGGCTTCGGCACGATCTTCGAGGATGCGGAAACATTGGTCACCAGCCATACCGGCCGAGATCTCAAGCCCTACGCGCCCTGGAACGTGCAGGCGGCTCTGACCGGCAGTCCGGCCAACATCAGCCTCTCTTGGGCCCGGCGGACCCGGATCGGTGGCGAGTTGAAGGACGGCACCGGCCTCGTGCCGCTCGGCGAGACCTCCGAGGCCTACGAGGTCGACATCCTCTCCGCCCCGGGCGGCGCGGCGAAGCGGACGCTCGCCGCGACGAGCCCAAACGTCGTTTACGCCAATGCCGACATCCTCGCCGACTTCGGTGTGGTTCCGTCGTCCCTGACCGTCGCCGTCTTCCAGATCAGCGCCGTCGCGGGCCGCGGCTTCCCGCGCACCGTCACTTTGGAGATCAACTGATGCCCAGCCCCAATCTGGCCGTGACCCATGTCGCGGCCGCCCAGAACCAGAAAGAGGTCACGATCAACGACGCGGTCGATGCCCTCGACAACGCCATGAACCAAGCACTGTCATTGGCGATGGCCGACGCCAACCTGACGCTGACTGGCACCCAGGCCAACCGGAACGGCCTGATCATCCTCACCGGTACGCTGACGGCATCCCGGACCCTGACGCTGCCCGCCAATCACCGGCGGCTGGCGATCCGAAACGCGACGAGTGGCGGCCAGGACGTCCGCGCCAAATATGCAGGTTCCGGCGCAGAGGTCGTCATCGTTCCGGGCGCGACGGTGCTGGTTCAGGGCAATGGCAGCGATCTCTACGGGGTCGGCGGTGGCGCTGGTGCATTGGGCGATCTCATCGACGTCTCCATCGCCGGCGCCGCCAACGGCGACGTCCTCCAGTTCGATGGTGCTGCGTGGGGCGCCACCGGTGTCGGCATCTTCAACCGCGCTCTGCTGCCCTTCCGGGGCGCGCTGCTGCGACGCTCGACCAATTTCAGCGTCGCAACGACGGGCGTCTACGTCGGCGTGCCATGGCAAAGCGCCGAGTACGACAGCGACGCATTCTGGGATGCCGGCCAGCCCACACGTCTGACCATTCCGGCCGGTGCCACCAAGGTCCGGATCGTCGGCAACATCGAGTGGCAGACCTCACCGACCAGCCAGCTGGTCGAGGTACGCAAGAACGGCAACAGCGTGCTGGGCGGTGGGTCCTTCATCGTGCGCGGCGACAGCGGCTACTCCAACCAGATGCGCAACCTGTCGAGCGCGGTTCTTCCGGTATCGGCGGGCGACTGGTTCGAGCTGGCGGTCTATGTCGGCACGGCCGGGGAGCTGCGCGGCCTTGAGCGCACGTGGCTGGCCATCGAGGTCGTCGAGACCGCGGATGCGGCCGATCCCCCGGCCGACATCAGCGGCTACAAGGCCGGGCAACCGGCAGCGGACGAGGTGATAGCGCGGGTGCCGTTGGCGCGACGCACCCGGCTGAAGATCGATCTTGCCGGAAGCCATGCCAGCGCCGAAGCCGCCGCAACCGCGAGTGCGGATTTCGACATCCGGGTCGACGGCGTGAGCAGCGCCACCATGCGCTTCGCCGCCGCCGCCACGAGCGCCACCTTCATCGCCGCCAGCGAAACCGTGCTGGAGCCCGGTCAGGTGCTCAGCGTGGTCGCGCCATCGACGCCCGACGCCACGCTCGCCGGGATCGGGTTCACGCTGGCCGGCACGCTGGTCCTCTGATCAATCCCGGATTGCGTCATGGACAAGGAACCAGAAAGCGGGGCGCTGATCGCGCTTCCGGCCGCTGAGTTTGAAGCCCTGCTGGAGCGCGCGGCCGAGACGGGCGCGCGGCGCGCCCTGCATGAGGTCGGTCTCGATGGCCACGATGCGGCCGAGGACATCCGCGATCTTCGCTCGTTGCTCGCGGGTTTCCGCCTCGCGAAACAGACGGCCGTCCAGACCGCCGTGCGGCTGATCACCACCGGCGTCCTGCTCGCCCTGATGGCCGGCATCGCCATCAAGCTGAAGCTCTTCGGACCGACGCCTTAGCCCATCTGCCCGACCCATCAGACCACCGCCCGCCCTCGTCGAGGANCGGGCTTTTTTGTGCCTGGAGACCTGCN